CACTTCAATCTCGTCACCATCTTTCCAATTAGTCTCACCGTTCATTTTGGTGTGAGTCATTGCTACTTGAATCTCATTAATTACTTTTTGTGTTAGTCTCATGAGTTTGCATCATGTGTAGGTCTGTGATGTTTCATACCATCATGATTTCCATCATTAGGTAATTTACCAGTCATAAGATATTCAACAGTCTCTTTACAACCACGAAGATAATGAAGTTGTTCAACTGTTTTATCTGTTTGTTCTTGTGCTTTAATCTGTGCGATTCTCTTAGTAAATCTTGATAAGAGTTGCTCTAGATTTTCTGTTGGTTTCATAATAATTCATCAATAGTAAAGAGACTAATAAGTTCTAACCCATTTGCTTTCATTCTTTCTACAGCACCTTGCTGCCTATCAACAATGGTTACAACTTTTTCTACAGTATAACCTACATCACGTAATTTTTCTACTGCTGTTATTGCTGATCCACCAGTTGTAGTTACATCTTCTAATACAGTTACCTTACATCCAGGTACATGCTCTGGACCTTCTATCCATGCTTTTGTTCCATGACCCTTTGGTTCTTTACGAACTATAAGAGCATCGAGATTTACTTCATCAATTGCTGATGCCATAGCAGCACCACTAACTAAAGGATCAGCACCTAGTGTAAGACCTGCTACTGCTACATTATCAATATCTACATGCTCTAGCATTGCACAACTAGCATATAGAAGTCCTTCTCCTGAAAGAGTAACTGGTTTACAGTTCACATAATGATCACTACTTTGACCAGAAGAGAGAGTAAACTCTCCTTTACGAACTGCTTTTTCTTTTAGAAATTGAATGAATTCGGATCTTTCTTGGATCATCTTCCTTTGTATTGTACGTTGTCTTTTATAGAATTATAATCGGAATAATTATCACCAGAATCTGATGACATAACTTCTTCAAATCCCGATCTATCTATAATCTTTTGGCGTATTTCTAATTGCTTTTTCTCCTTCTGTATTCTTCTGAGAAATGCATAATGTATGATCTGTGTAAAGTAAGCAAAAGGATTCGAGGATTTCTCAGGATTAAAATTATTAATGTACTGAACGCAATTTTCGATTCCATCAGAGATCATGTCCTCCTTGAACATGTAGTTTACAAAGTTTGGTTTATATGATAAATGCCTAGCAATCTTCATAAAACACTCACCCAAATACCTTGGTATTACAGGTCTTGATTTCCCTTGCTCTTCAGCAAGTTTAATAAGATACTTATACTCAACAATAGCAGCGAGAAACTCTTTATTATTGACGTAATGTTCGGATCGTTTTCTAACCATTGTGTTTTATATTATGTCCGAATTATAGCACAGCTTGACACAATCATGCAATATGGGTAGACTAACTCTGTAAGGGTTGAAGGGCAGGATTTAGCTTTTAGATCTATAAAGCTTTTCTAATATACTTCTAGCTTTATCTACAGTTGATACGTACCCCATGTCTTTTGTAAGGTCGGGATGATTTTGATTGAATCCAAATTCTACTAGATCTTTATAGGTATCTACGATTTCACTACTTGTAATTTGAGACAGTGTTATAACTTTTTCCATAGGAAGCACATAAGTTTCATCATCAGATAATTTCATCCAAGGTTCAAATTTATATCCCATCGGGATATTCGTGCCGTGGGCACGAAGCTCTTTACATATAACTGGATTATTAAGGACTACATGTTCAGGTCTACCAGTATTATCAACAATAACCATCGCCATCACTTCCTCACCAGAAACTAACTTGATGGCAGCATAAAACTCATCGTACGGTTCAGAATTTGATTTGGATGATGTCATAATTAAATTTTTCCTCGTTATAGTATTTGATGCGTTCTATAAGATGGTTCAAAGTATAATTGTGCTTTGAACCTTTCTTGCTATCATCTGCTAAATCGTATAAGGTTGCGTTTACTTTCCCCACGCCTTTTCTAAGGACTCTACCGATGGATTGGAGAGTACGGATTCTGGACTTGGAGGGACTGGAGAAGATGATGTTGTGCAACCGCTTAATGTTGATCCCAGTGCTAAAAGTGCCATAGGAAGCAACAATAATTGCATTGTCTTCACGTTCAGTAATTTCACGGACTTGCTCTCGTTCTTGTGTATCAACGCCACCATGTACAAAAAATACTGGACGTTCATCATTATTTATTAGGTTAAATAAAACTTCCCCATGGGTAGCAACCCTACTAAAAAGGATCAAAGTATTACCTTTCAAGTCCAGTGCTAGGTTCTTAATAAACTTATTTCTCTTCTCATTGGTGATAAGATATTGAACCTCATCCTCATACGTATCAAAGATTTGAGGTTCATGTTTTAGAAGTAAAACTTTGATGCTTAGTCTGGCAAGGACTCCTGCTTCTTGGAGATCTTTTGTATTGATGACTTTGTAAGATGGTCCGAAAAGACCTTCCAAAACCCATTTATGTGTCTGAGTGCCATCAAGTGTTCCTGTAAATCCGTATCTATATTTTGCATCTGCAAGTTTAGTCATGATACTTATAAGTGATTTAGACTTAAACTGATGTGCCTCGTCACCTATAACAACCTCAAAGTTAGAAAACCATTTGCGATCCAACTTGTATATACTCTGCCATGTAGATATGATTACTGATTGATCAGTATTTCTAGGTGCACCACCATATATTTTGTAGCAATATCTTTCTGCATCCCACCCATATTCCTCAAAATCCTTATACATCTGTTCAACTAATGATGTTGTAGGAACAATCAATAGTATTTTTCTACCTGATTCTGCATGATATCTGCATATGGAATATATCATTAAAGATTTTCCAGATCCAGTTGGACTTATTAGGAGTCTTCTATTACGTCTCAGAGCGTCATAAACACCCTCTATTTGATATTCCCTAGGTTTGTACTTAGATATAGTTGTTAGATAGTCCTTTACGCCCTCCTCAGAGAAAGAATCATTCTCTTCATAAGGCAATCCATAATGCTTATTATCTTCAAATTCAAAAGTATAATCATACCTCTCACAAAAAACCTGTAATTTATCGATCAATCCACAATATATTTCTCCCCTATCCATATTGAATAAACGGATCTTTCCGTCCCAGTACTTATTTCTGTACTGTGGCATGAACTTAGCACCAGGTACATCGAATGTAAACTGATCCTGCAGTTCATGTTTTATATGTGGGTCACAATCAACTCGTAAGAATACTTCATTCTTCTTACGGATCATCAAATCAGCCATAACCAGAAGTAAAGCGTCGCCACTCAATAGCATTCTTTATTTGATATGTTCTATTAGTAATCTGCTTTAGTATTTCTTCTAGGTATCTGAGCATCATATCGTAATACTCTTTTTTGAGACTTACATCCTTCAACCTTTTATCGGCATCCAGATAGAGTTTTAGATCCTCCTTATCTCTCACCTTATATGGAAAAGGTTCTTCGGCATATATGTCTGCCGTTGCTTTCCCTTGATAATACTGTCTTCTTTCTAATAGAATTTTAGAATACGAAATCTCAGATTGCTTTCTGAGAGTGAGTGTTACATTATATATGTCATAATACTTAGCATGTAATTGTGGTATCTTTAATGATTCTGAGTCTAATTCATCCTGATTCATTTTAGAATCAGACTCCCACATTTCTTGTACTAAATCAAGTGAAAAACTAGACTTCTTTTCCTTCATTGTCAATCAAATCAAACATTGTATATTTGAACAAACAAGTTGCTGTAAAGTATTCCTGTTGATCTATTGTAGCATCAAAAGGTAAACCTGTCAGTTCTACTGGAAATAAATCTCTGAATTTTACTTGCCCTGCTTTCTGATAATTACTATTCAAAATTATAAGAGTTCCATCCGATCTTTCTTGAAACTGTTCTTTCTTACTATTAAAATATCTATTTTCTGTTTGCAATTCATTGAATTGATCTAGACTTTCTGGGAACCCTAATGAAGTCATCCAATGATATATCTGATTATAATTCTCAAGATTTTCATCTACTAAAAAATCAACTCTCAAATCTTCATAAGATATTTTATCACCTGGTACTGGTATGTTTCTGAGATATGTTGTTTGTACTGCTGTACCAAGAGAAATGCCAGGTATGTTTGCTTTATTACAAAGAAAATCTACCTTTGGACATTTATTAATTACCAGTTGAAATCCTCCTATTGAAAGTAAGTTTCTATTTGAAACCTCGTTCAGAGAACACGGATTGTTTGTCATTAGATTATCCTAGGCTTTCAGAACCACCAACCGAAAATGGATTATACTTTGATGTAGCAATCTGATACATCTTTTCATGCATATTAATGTTATCTGCAACCTCTTCCTCTGGACGAGGATTTTCTGTTGCTCTTGGCATTGAATCGTGAGGATGTGGCATATCATCAAACCACTCATCTAGTGGTAAGCTATGTAAGGGTTTTCGACTGGTCATATCCCTATTTATTGCCAATACTCATCCAATACATCAAATGCCCTATTGATGTATTTTTTAGCACCTACACATTCCCATTCTCCCATTTCATTAATCTCGCACTTATAATCCACCTCTCTTTTGAGTTGCATTAATTTAGAGGTCATCTCAACCTTATTGAGGTTACCATTCATTTGTGTACTCCAATCTATAATATAATTTATAATAAAATCTTATATTTTTCTCAAATAAGTGTGGGTGTCATGATACATTATACCCTAAATATTATTTTTAACTGTGAGGGAAGGAGTCGAACCTTCAAGTCCCGCCAGGAACAGTAGCTAAACAGGCTACCACGTTTACCAGTTTCG